TTTCTTGCGACGCTGTCGCGAACTCGGTTTGTCTTTACTAACCGGTGAAAGATGGGTGATTTCAATCCCATTGACGATGAAAATCGATTTGACTTATCAGAGGAGCACTATGCGCAACTCTGGGCAGATGACCAAGGCCTCTCTGCTGAGGAGCTCAACGAGCTCAAGCAAGTAGAACTTATCTACTCAGGTGACCTTAAGGAGGCTACCTATTCACAACCTTTCGAGGTTCTTGACGCAAACTGCGAAGAAGTTTTCGACGTAGTGATGGCCGATTTCCGGCCTTATACCACATTCCGTGAAGTGTGGCTCACCCATGAGAGACATATCATCATGGAGCAACTAGTAGCGAAGGGCTACTGGTCTGGAGAGGACGTCATTGCTACTCGCAACGGGGCCTTTATGGGCGACGGTTTGTCGTTCATCCACCTAGTGCTTTGGCTAGTGGGTGCTGTTCGCGCGGTACATATTGCGCGGAACGAAAAGAGGCCGCTTGGCCAGAATATAGGGGATGACCTCATCGCCTTAGCGACATCGCTTGGATTTTCGCTTAACTTCTGTCAATTGATGGAAGGTCTTGGAGCCAAATTTAGTAAGCTCAATAGTATCTGCGAAGACGCAGGCACTTTCTGTGAAAGTTATTTCGCAAAGGTCAGCAACGAGGAGACCTTAGGTGCACTTGGCGCCTATAACGACTCTAAATTCGGAGACGTCTTTTTCCTTGACATTATCAAAGGAAGTTTACTTGGCGGCCAAACCAAGGTAAGGATGTCGGGTGCTGACTCGTTCCTAGGGCATGCGAACATGCTCTCCAAGCAAATTGCATGGCATCCAAGCAACTTGGTAAAACTTAGAGCTCCTAGGTTTCTTTGGGCTGTCCATTATGAATCAGCAACTAAGTTAACATCAGCGATGGTAACCTTGCCAATCACTTTGGGTGGCATGAGTCTCGCAATTCGAGAGCCAATCACGGAGTCGCATCCGTGGTGGATAGCCAACCAGGGCTATTACGAGACGATGCTGCATCAGCCTCTTCGAGAGTTTCTGAAATACCAGACTCTTCTGCGGGGAATTTTCCTTGCAAATCCAAAGGGCCAGTCATGGTCTAACGATTTGGAGAAAATCTCATCGATTTGTGAGAATGTTCGGATGTATACCGAAGCGCAGATGGCGGAGCTGTCACCTGCTTTTGTCCCTGATCTTGGATTCAGGGAGAGGGTCTCTTGGATTAAGGAGAACCTGAACATGATTATGATGTTTCAACTGCCTGAGTACCTCGCTCGGCAGGAGTCGTTCCTCAAACAGTGGAATATGAAGGATCAAGCAGAGCCTATCAACTGCACAGCTCGTGGAGTTAAGGGACGTGAGATGTACGCCTGGGGTAAGATCAAAACAGATCTTTACCCGATGGAACCCAATGAGTTCCGCTATCGAACTATCAAACAGATAGAAC